ATCTGCCCCTGAGACAAGTGTGGCTGCCGTTTGGAGGTCTTCTGGGATAAGACGTGCAACAGTGTCAGCCGGGTTCGAATACGAGGTTGTGATAGACGTGAGGCCCTGGGATTGAGCTGTTAGAGTAGAGAGTAGATCCCCACCTAACGCGAGCTGAGTTCCTGGATCAGTCTTCCTGTTGTTCTTACCTTCATTGAGAATAAGGGATCCATCCCTTAGGGCTACTCCACGTCCGTACCTAAAGTGCCCTATAACCTCAAAACCCCTCTCATCAGAAACCGGACGAACCATGGTATTGGGGTTGGTCAGTTTGATACCAGTATCAGTGAAGTTCGCTTTAGCCCCATCCTTGGTGATAGTGATATTCTTGTAAGGAAGTAAGGCGAATTGGGTAATCACCTTACTGACATCTTGAGCGTAAACGTAGACACCTGCTGAGTTCAGTCCATATGAAAACCGGTTGTGCTCATACTTGTTTGCTAGATTGAGAGCCTTATCAGGAGTGTGCTCAGCTTCTCTGATCGTCTTATTTACAGCCTGTCGCTGAGCTACCTTGCTCTGATTATTCTTGGGAACCATCGGGTTCTTATCTTTTTCACCAGCGATGTTCGAATAGGCTACACTCGGATCATAGGGTCGCGTGTAAACCATTACAACATTTGGGTACCCAACGATGTTACCGGTCTTCGGGTGCCGAAGGATCAGAGGCTGATAGGGATCAAGACTTCGTGGGTCATTAGGGTCAAAGCTAATTGGAGGAATGGTAGCCGCCTCACCAATATCAAGCTTAAATGATGTTTGGGCTAACTTTCGAATAGTGAGAGGTTCTGAGGATTTCCCTGTGTTAGTGGAAACCTTATTGGAGACATTCTTGGTTCCAGTCTTGACTGAAGAAACATCGTGAGTCCCACCTAAACTAAGAGTTGAGATTCCTCTTGGAGCCCTGAACTTCTCGCGCTTAGCAGTAAGACTCAATGCGGTAGTTGCACGGCCTCCGAAGGAAATGCTATGACTGATCCCCTTCACATACCAGATCTGATCTAGATGAGAGACGTAGACTGGGAATCCAAGCCTAAGTTCAGGACGATGAGGGATTGTGATCGACATTTGAACTCGGTCTGAGTTGATTCGATCAAGGATATCTAGACCATGGTAGAACATCCTGGTGGTGTCACCCATGAACTCTGAGTTGTATGGCCGTGAGCGCCAGCCATACTTTCTCAAGAGATGATAGTCAGTAACACTGGTGAAGGGGGTAGTCTCTGGCCCAAAACCATAGTCGATATTCCCACCAAAGTTACCTTGAATGGTGAGTTGGGTGATAACCCCTGACTCAGAATCTGTAACGTCATAGTCGATGATATCTATGGGTTGAATCCAAGATACTGGCTTGTTGGCTAAGATATCCAGATTGAAGAATGGAGGCTTAAAGACAATGTCTCCAGTCACATCCATGTAGAACTCGAACCCAACTGCCTGCTTACAAGAGTTGGCAATCTCAAGCTTACTCTGGAAGTCGGATTGCCAGAACTCTACCTCACCGGCTGAACTGAATTGAGTTCTGAAAGCGGTAACTCCAGGATCAGTTGGATCAAAGATGAGCTGAGCTGCTGCATCACCACCATTTGCATTCCGAACAGCATTAGCAATGGTCTGCTTACCTTTTTTGAAAGCCCCTGAATCATAGGCATGAGCAATGGAATCCCCTCGAACGGCAATCCCATTCACACCATAGAGAAGTAGGTTCGATCGGATCTTACTGAACCTACTCGACCAGTACAACATGATATCCCCAAGGGCAGCATTAAACGTCTGTTTCTGACGTTCTTCCTTGTTCAAAGCAGTGAGAGACCCTGTAGCTACTATAATATCTCCAAACGCCATGTTTGATAATGTGTAGATCAAGTCATAGACGTTTGTACCATAGAGGGTGTTCCCAAAGATGGATCTACCTAACTGAGGGTTAGCTGCGGTGAAAGCTGGGCTAATATTCATCATGCAGATCTCCCACCACTTAAGGATATCTGCACATTGAACAGTAACTGTATGCTCCCCAGAAGAGTAGCTAGCCCCGACTTCAGTGACAATCCCCCAGAATATTGGGTAGTACTGAGGGATCCCTTCGAGAAGGTAATACCCCTTCGAATAGATCTCAACCTCCATCATTGGAGTGATGACTGGGTTTCCATCGAAGTAGAAGTCATCCACCACATGCGTTGGGATCGTCATGGTGATACTGGCGCTCCCTGGTACAGTATCGACCCCTAGGTTCACCGAAACTTGAGTTATATACTTCCCTAGATCAAACTTACGCTTGCAACTCTGACATCCGATGACATCAGTCTCCCCATTAATGAAGACCATGGCATCTGGAGCCGTGAGGATAGTCGGCTTAGAGTTGGAGACGAAGGTTCCTTGAAAAGGTCCGCGTGCCATTAACCTTGAACTCCTGTAAATCCAGAGGGTATCGCTACAGGACCACCGCCGGTGTTTGACACTAATTGTTGAGTGAATTGTTTATCGTTGGAATTCAGTGCGGGGTCCCGTTGGAACATCCTCTGAACCTGATAGTTATCTTCAGTTGGGTTATCCAACTTAAAGGAAGCCCTCACTGTGAACTGAAAGCTATACTCAAGAGAGTAGGGGTTTGAGTCGGTTTCAGTGATGCTGAAGCTATCAAAGGAGCCAATATACAGAACACTATCATAGTAGATGTAGATGGATCCAACCAATGAAAGACGAGTCAATAGGTTGTCCTCAAGACCCTTAACATACAACCCACCATTGTTACGGTAGAGTAAGTAGAGGCTCAAGAAGTTCTGGTAGCTAGCTGAGTAGTTTCTGGCTACTCGAGTAAGTCCAGGTCCTCCTCCAGTGGGACCGTTAGCAGCAGGAGGGTTAGCGTCAATCGCCATGAAGGCAGCAAGCTTCCCTGAAGCTTCCAACTTATCCTGTTGCTCACCCCAATGTTCGATGATTGGACCCTCCCTAGTAAAACCACCATCAGAGATGATCTTCTCAGAACTTAGCTTGAAGCTCTGTGGGTTGACCAGAAGTTGCAAAGGGGGTGTGTTCTTAATCGTATCCAGAGCCATCTGTGTGGCTAGGATCTCATTCAACTGTGCTCTCTGAAACTTCTGTCCGAGTTGACTCTTGTTGAGGTCCTCTAAGTCAACAGTCTTGCTTGAATCCTTAGCAGCTGCGCTAGCATTAACGCTACCTTGGTCAAACCAACCACCATTGGTATCATTCTGATTCTGTGGGCCTACTCCAGTAAGTGGACACTTATCATCATAAGTGGAGCCAGCCATGAACCTATAGAGGTTGTCTGTTGATAACCTAGCACCCCTGTTAGTAGTCGAACCAGGAGCTACTCTCTCTCGATACTTAGCATTTGTCTCTTTGAAGGCACAATTGTCTGGGGTGTGGGATGGAAGGTTGGATCCATCGTCGAGGTCAACCCCGTAAGGCTTCATAGCCTTAGAGACTTGGGCCAAATCATATGGGAATAGCCCGTTCTTTGGGCTTGCTGCAGTCCCATGGTAGTAAACATCAACCGAGGCCTCATAATAACCATTTTGAGCCAGGGATGTCAGATACCCAAGGACATCTCCATCTTGAGCAGCTTGTTGAGTATTCGAACCCTTAGTCACCCTGGCCAAGAATGCCGAAGCTCCGGCAGATACAGTATCATAAGACCTGTAGTATCTACCGTTAGGAAACATTGGAGGTTCTGGGGGGCCTAAGAAGTAATTTCCACTCTTCGGTGGGGAGTTACTAGCACCCATGAAACCAAAGTTGTTATTGTAAACGGTTCCCTGAGTCTCACGTAGGCACTGTGCTGTGTATATCTGCAACTCAGTAGGGTTTCCATCTCTATGAAACTGATTCCGAAAGGCATCGTTTATCGCACTGTAAACCTGTGCGGTACTGAGAGATGTTAACTTTGCAGTAGCCCCATTAGGGTTAGTCCCACCAGGAGGGTAAGGTATTTTCCTATTGAGTGACCCAGAGCCTTGACTAATTTGATACCCAGAGGCTGTTACGATTCCACCAAGTCCAGCATTAGCAGCTTGTGATCCAGCACCATTACCATCGAGTATCTGAGTTGGGGACCCTAATACAGAAGAGATGGAAGCGGATCTGTCTAGGAGTCTACCCGTGATGGTTGTTGAGGGTGGAATAATCCCAACAACGAATAGCTTTGTGTTAGCCTTCGTTTGCGAAATCGGAATGAAGTCAAGGTTCTGGTCATCACTGAGCTCCAACGATGAGAAGAAGCCTAGCTTCTGATAGATCATTGGCCCATAGTAGTCGGCCGCTTGCAGTATTTGATTCTGAATACTGTTAGGACCACCCTTGAGTTGAGCCGGACGAGGCTTGGCAATCGAGTTACCACTGGAAACAGGGGCAAATGTCTTACCTTGAGCCGTAGTAGGATCGTTTGGGGTGTCACCCCAAAAGTCCAGGTAGCCTTGTGGTTTTGGTTCCTTCCCAGCCATAATCCTAACCTGTGGTAGGCAAAGCTACCGGTGTTCCAGTTGGAGGTTTGATAGCAGTTCCAGTGGTTCCATTCTTAGATTGGAAGGCCACTGATCTTGGGGTGAGAGGAATCGAATTCTGCGGAATCTGTTGAAGTATCTTCTCCACTTTGAAAGACCAGGAGAGCTTAAACGCGAAGGGGCTATCATCAGTCTCTTCCATCGAGAAGGAGCGAAAGGTCCCTACAAAAGTCCCTCGGTCATAGATCAGAAGGATCCAACCCTGAAGTACAATATTCCCATAGGGGTCGTAGACACTCCCATTGTTCCTAAACAAGTCGGACAAATCTTGATAGCGATCCCAAGCAATAGTTCTCTGCCGGAGTACCGACGAGAGTCCAGTATAGAGATTGATGAAAGCTCCTGTTGACTGATCGCCTGAGATCTCAGACAGGTCATCACCCCAATGCTGTTCAACAAACCCTCCTAGGGTTTGTATCCTTTCGACTTTTTTGTTGAAAGACTCAGCAAAGCTCGAAGGATTGACGTGCATGATCAAGGCATGTGGGAGTAGAGCC